CTCCACTAAAAAGATAATTAGTAGGACTATCTTGGTCAACGGCAGGGTCGGGGGCCATCATCTGTTGCATCCCCGATAATGCTAGATTAATTGCAAGCAAGGCTATCATTTTTCCTCCTATTGTTCCTAAAGCTGCGGCCATTGTAAGACCAAAAGCCGATGTAGCCCCAGACGCCGTAGCCAGAGCACCAACCTGTGCCATTGTCATTGATCCTATTGCCATTGTTCCTATAAGCGGTAGTACAAAAAATACAAGTACAACCGCTGCAATAATTTTTCCAATACCAGACTTAGAGCCTGCAGGTGCAATAGCAACGGTTATGTCTCCCGCTTCTAAAGGCAAAAGTAAGTCTTCTTGGTCTATTTGTTCTCCTGCCCTGTCAATAATAAAACCTACGTCTTCTTCATGGCACTTTCTGAGATAAGGTAAAAAATCGGGGCGATTTGCATTAATGCATTTAAAAATATCTGCATAATTATCCGTACTTACGATAAACTTATTACCGAATTTTTCGCCAAGTTCTCCTTGTAGGTAAACACTATGTTGCATATCGATAAACTCCAGTTATATACTTTTTCCAAAAAGGGTATAAATTTTCTCGGCATGATAGCCTGTTTTCTGCGTGATGGTAAAATAAGTCTTCTCCAAGATATACGCCACAATGGTTACCTACCTTACCTCTTATTGTAAAAATAAGTAGATCACCTTTTTGCATATTTCCTTCAACTTTCTTAAAGCTCCAAGTACTAATATACTCATCGGTAAAATAGTCTAAACCTTTTTCCCACCAATCGTCTTCAAAAAGAGGGCGGGAAGGTATATCTAAGCCTTTATTAATATAATAGTCTCTTGCTGCTTCGAAACAATCATTTGTACCAAAGTCGTACTCTCTACCATAAAGAGCCTTATTTTCTCGCACTGGTTCTAGTATGTTCATATCCATACCAGGATAGCTAAATATATAATAAGGCAACTGTGTAGCATTGCAATATTTAATATCAGTTTCTGAAGCTTCATTACTTGCATCTGGATGACTATGTACTATTGCAGTTATATCTCCTCTATGGGATATATCTATATATTGCTTGGATGAGATTATAAAATCATCTTCATCTGTAGCTACATTATCACAAGGAAACCATTTTAAGTCTCCCTTTATTACTGCAAGCACGCCACACCCTTCACGAGGGTACCACTTGTCAAAATGCTCTTGCATTTCATCTAAAAATTGTATCATAGTTAAAACTTCTGTGTTCCGGGGAATGATCCAAACGGTAAACGAGCTGCTGCATTCGTTGATCCATCAGGCTTTTGATTAGCACTTGTTAATACCGAAGGTTTAAAGCCGTATCGAGCTTTACAAGATTGCAGGGTTTTACCACATACTTCTTCTCTAACCCAGTAAGCACTGCGATGTGCAGGTAATTTTGAAGTAGAGGATGTATGAGTTAGTTTACATTTCCATATTGTTTTTTGGCCAGAAGCTCCATAACGTACTAAAGTACCTGCAGTATAAGAAGTAGCATTTGCATACTCTGCCCATTTGCGTACTTCTTTCCAGTAGGAGGAAGTTATTGAAGGAGTGTTGCCAGTGCCTGCAATTATACAAAGCCAAAACTTGCCTGCATGAGTAACATAACTAACAGTAGTATATGCAGTACTTGCGCTATAAGCTGCGAAAGTTTCTGCGGCTACAAGCGGTCTATCATCAAAGTCAAAGTAAGGATTATGAGAGTGAACAGTGCCATCTCCATCAAAGTTTACTGCACCATCTAGATTCCAAGTACACCCACCTCCTAAACCTGCTTTGTGTCCTTGATATTTCCAGCTGCAGTACTTACCTACCACTACTCGTCTAGGTATCTGTATATTTTCTAGGTCAAAGGGAGTGGCTACTTCGAAGGTAATAGAAAGAGCATCTTCAGCAGCAACTCTATCAATTATATATTGTTGTGTAGGAAACTCAACAGGAGGAGATGCGTCCTCGCTTCCTCCTACTAAATATTTTTGAAGAGTTTGACGACGAATAAGTCTTTCTCCTATTAAATCATCAAACTTATAATCCCCTAATTCTGCTTGTAGTATAGAACCTATATTTGCAATAGTTAGTGCAGGTCTACTAGACGCTCCATCTGCTTGCAAGTCTAAACCATCTAGCATCATAGGCATAGCTGTATAATCGCGAATACTATAAGGACTTGTTCTATCTCGAAACTGGACATCTGTTAAATCCGCGTCTAGACCAGGGTGAAAATACATTGTTGTTCCATTGGGCAAAGTTATTTCAAATAACTCGACAAGTCCCGAATCGACTTCTTGCGTTTGTAGATCTGTTGCAATTACGTTACTCATGCCTCAAAAACTCTCTTTAGTGATAGTGTTAGACTATAAAAATTATCATAGTCATAGCTTACAGAATAATTTGTTGTTATTACTTTGACGTCTCTTTCACCCGTACGTGTAGTATTGTTTGTATCTGGTAAAGTAAGAGTAAAATTACTTACTCCTTTCTTTCCGTCTAAAAAAGCTACTATGTCATCGATGTCTTCTTTAAGACGAGTTGCAAAAGTTAAGGAATAAGTTTCATTTAAAGTATTAATTCCATCCGCAATACGTTGCTCATACCCATCCCCAAAGTTAGCAATAAGTACTCGAGGAGTACTTTGCTTTGCCATGGACTTATCGGGAGTTGCGTATGTTGTCCCTGTGTATATAAAACCTATTGTCATTATGCTACTCCGTACGGATTGAGTATTCCGCCTGATCGTTTTTGATTCTGTAGCTCAACCTGTACTGCGGTTGCTATTGCTCCGCCTAGCTTATCCATGTCTGGTCCTGAGCTTCCTTCTTTGCTCGATTGTCCATCTGTAGATATATTGACTACAATGTTATTCGTACTTCCCCCATTTCCTGACATTTGTACTGGTATTGATTTACCGTTTGGAAGAGGCACAATTGCTTCGGTTCCGTGCATCATGACAGGATAACCTGAAGTTGATCCTCTTGCTACGCCTCCGGTGGCATATCCTGAAAGTTTTTTACCTTGCTCAAATATTCCTCCGTTTCGTGCTTTTCCTAATCCTAGGAAGTTGCCGAATGTACTACCTCCGAACATTTGTAGTATCATTGCTTTTACGATCATTGCCGTTAAATCTTTAAGTATAGATTTTGCCATGTCTGCAAACGCATCTTTAGCACTCTTAGCACCCGTAACCATAGCTGTAAACGCACTGTTCATATTATCATAAACACTCTGGCCTAGGTCTTTCATCATTACTTGTATAGGTTGTAGCTTGTTTGCTTTATCCACTAAATCATCTATTCCTTGGTTTAGTACACGAACCCTCTCCTCCTCCTCGTCATCTACAAGTTGTATTAAGGCTGCATAGTTGCCGTCAGGGCCTGCATTTTCTTGGCGTATACTCGTAATGGTTTCTCTTAGCTTTCGTAGGCTCTCAAGTTGAGGGTCGATATCGCTTCCTCCTCTTTTCAAATTTGCATTAGATTTATCTCTTAGGACTTGAGACTCTGCAGTCTCCTGGAAGATGGAGGAGCCACTTCCACCTACTTTTATCATAGCATCATCTGCCGCTTGTGCTTGTTGGGCCGCTAGAAGTAGAAAATCGTTTTTAATGTTTTGGGCTCGGTATGTTTCCCTCTCTAGTTCGGCATCTAGTAGGCTCCACTTTAATTCAGTAGTTTTATTATCAAGCTCTTGTGTCTTGCGTTTTATTTTGGCCTCGTCTTCTATTATTTTAAGTTGCTCCAGATGCCATTTACCGCCTCTCTTTTTTTCTTCCGCCTCCGCCTCAGCGGTATAACGGGCTCTATCCTGTAGTATCCCTCCATAGCCTTCTTGCTCTTTAACAGCATCTTTAACTCTTTGAGCTGCTAAAGCAGTTTCTATTTTTTGTCTCCGTTTAAGAATATCTAGACTTGACTTATCATGATCTAGGAGTTGTTTTGCATACTGTATTAGTTTTTGATCCGATTTAAGGTTATAGATCTGAAGCTCAACTTCAAACAATTGCTCGGAAAGTCTTACCTTTGTTTCAGCAATACTTTCTGCTTCTTTTGCTAGTATTAGCTCAACATTAAGATCTAGGAGTTTTCTTTTTTGAGCTATGCTGCCTTCTTTACCCTCTCCGATTACTTCCTTGTTAAGTATATTTATTTCATCTTGTATATTTCTTCTTTTAATCATAGCTACAGTTTCTTGAGCAATAGCAACTTGTCTAGCTTTATAGATAGGATGCTCAATTCGTCCGGCTTTTGTTACCTCCAAAGTAGCCATCTTTAATAGCCGACCACGCTTTGCGGTGGCTTCATTAATTGTGGTTAATCTTTTGATCTCTAGATTGGCTGCTCTTTCATCTGTAATAGTCTTTTGTATCATTGTATTAGGGAGTAACATACCTAAGCGCGCGGCCTCTTTTTCTGCATCACTGGGCTTATAGTTAGCTCTTATTTCTTTGGCTTTAGCTATTATCTCCTCTTGTTTGAGTATAGCGTTTTCTGCGCTATTAGTAGGGGCAAGAGAATTATTAAAACTAGCAGAAGCATCTGCTGCTGCTTTTACAGTTTTAGAGTAGTCTCTATAAGCAGCAGTTATTTTATCAACTGCATCTTTAGCTGCTTGTATTTGTTCTGTAGTACCTTTTCCGCCTGTTAATAGCTTTCTGAAGTTTTCGAAAGCTTTATTGCCTCCATACTCTGCTATAACCTCATCTATAGCTTTTATTTGAAGATCCATGAATTTTTTTGCATTTAATTCAGCATCTGTTATTGCACCTTCGTCATCTAAAGAAGCTCCGAAGATCTGTCTTAATAGCTTTCCTACCCTTCCACTTGTCTTACTTACTTGGTTTTCGTAATATTTGAGGACACGAGAAGAAGATCCTGAGGCTTTGGCTATTTCTAAGTGAGATAAAGCTACGTCATATCCAGAAGCCGCTGCTTTTTCTTGATAGTTTACATAGTCCTCTAAGAGCTGCATAGTACCTGAAGTATTAAGAGCTCCTATAAGACCTCCGACTGCTCCTGAGCTTGCAATACCTTGACCTCCAGTTCCTTCCTGTCGCATAATTCGCTGTACTTCAATAAAATGTTTGTATTCTTTTACTAGGTCTTTTATTTTGTCCCTGTGGTCTTCTATTTGTTGCATTAAAAGAGTTTGCTCTTCCCCAGATTTCATCGCTTCCCTAATTGCTAAAAATACAGTAATTCCTATAGAAATCCACCCAAAAGCTGCTAAGGCTTTGGAAGCAAAAGCGGTTATTCCTGCGCCCGCTCTTGCAATTCCTGTAGTAAGGCCTTGCCAAGCTAATTTCATTCTTTGTACATTTGTAACCGTTCCCGCTGCTTTGGCTTTTTCTAACCCGTCAAGACGCGCTACCATTGCCTCATATTCTTTCACAACTCCTACTGTCAACCCTTTAAACATACCTTTTTGAATGACAGTACTTTCTTTTACATCTAAATTTAAGGCCTTTAAACCCTTCTTAATATTTGCTCTGGCTTGAGGGGTTATGATTCCTGTTGCGGCTACATTTTTTAATACTTTTGAGTTTCCTGTATACCCTTCAGCTTTAAGAGTAGCTAGTGCTTTTTGTTGTATTGCTGCTTTTTCTAAGTCAATAGCCTTGGTAGTCTGCAGTATATCCAGCTTGCGCTGAGCATAAGCTGCGACTGATGCCTTGGCTGCGGCTTTTTGAGTAATAGCAGAGTCTTTTAAACTAAAGCCCATTGCTTTTAAAGGACCGGCAATTAACAAAGCAAAACCTGCTGCTGCAAGAATAGGAGTATCTCCTAAAACTTTTGCTAAAACGTTTGCTACAGGTAGAAGTGCATTTTGTATAGTCATTACTACATCATCCATGCTCTTTCCTAGCTTTGCAAACTGATTGACCGCGCCTCCTCCAGTTACAGCAAGAATTGCCGAATATTTTTCCTCTGCCTGACTTAGAACTTCGTTAGCAACTGCTTGGCTTTTTTCAAACTGAGTTAAGTCTCCAGCGGCTTTGCCCAAGCTACGTGCATAGTTTTCACTAGCAGTATCTAGACGTAAGATAATACCTAATTCATCAAGTAATTCTGGCTCTGCTTTTGTCACACCTCGTACTAAACGGTTAAAAGCATCTGTAACATCTCTACCAAGAACGGCGGATGCATCTTTAGCCGCACTACCCAATCGGACTAATTGGTCGGCACTTAGGCCTGCGGCAGTTCCTATTGCGGCCGCTTGCGAAGCGTCCCTGAAGGTTATCTGAGCACCCGTAGCAGCAGTAATATCATTTGCTAAGGATTTCATAGCTATACCTGTTGCGGAAGCATACGCTACTTGACCTTGTTGCATAACAGATAAGTCACCTGCTCTTTTGAAGAAACCAAAAGCAGCAGTTAAAGCAAACATCTGAGCGGCAAAAGATGCATAGGCTCCTACAAGGCCGCCCATACCTCTGGACATACCT